CGAGCGCCGCAAGGTGGAGCTGCTTTATACGGAGCTAAATTACTACATCATGGACTGCGGTAGGAAACAGGCAGAACAAAAAGAAATTGATAAGCAACTCGAAGCAATCGACAAGGGGGGATGATGGATAAAGTGAAACGGTACAACCTTGACGCTGAAGAAGATGCGTTCGGATGGCACGCAAGAGCTGAAGAAGACGCCAATGGAATATGGGTTGAAGCTGAGGACCACGACCGCGTCGTAGCCGAGATGCAAAAGCGGATCGAGAAACTGGAAGCGGCGCTTAAAAACTTGAGCGAGCGACACAACTGGCAGCCAGACATGGGCGAATGTATTTGTGCTGAACACAAGGCAGCACGCGAGGCGCTCAAGGGGGATGGATGAGCGACAGAACCAAAGTTTGGATTTCATTCGGCGAGCACGGCGATGTGACGAACGAACAGGATTGGGAAGTTGATGAACCCGCATTGTCGAAGAAGTTCGACGATGACAACTTCTACACGTACTACGCATTTCGAGAAATGGAGAACGGCGAGGCTTATGTTCATTCGTCGGTTGTGGACGAAATGAAAGCTGAAGCTCTAACCGAGCGGCTAGTTATCTCTAACACCCTTAACGAAATAATCGACAAAAAAAATGCGCATATAGCGAAGCTGGAGGCGGCGCTGAAGTTCTATGCGGAGGGCAGACATATAGAACCCGCCGACGAGGACGACGGCGACTCCGATGAAGAGATTATAGAGGGTGACGGAATGATAAGCGGTCGTCGAGCACGTGAGGCGCTCGAAGATTGAGAGAGGGGAGTCACACGCGTCGAAAGGCGCGCTCTTGTCGACTAGCGCTGGGCGCATAAGGGGTTAAAATATGGCGACTCTTTCTCTGAATTTTCGAACGAAGGGGGATGGATGAAACGTAGAGGATTCTTAAAACTAGCTGGCGGCTTAGCCGCTCTTGTCAGTGTGCCGTGGAAATTGCCAGCCGCAGAGACTCCCGTCATTCCAGAGAAGTCACCGTGGGGCTTACCAGTAGGCCGCAGGATTGATCTTCTAAACTCTGACGGTGAGGCGATAAAGAGTGCGCACGTATCGTCGGACGTTTTCGAGGTGGACGGCTATCAGGTTTTCAATCGGAAACAGATTTCATTTCCAGAGATCACGAGTGGTGCGGGTTACCTAACTCACGTTGCGATCTGCACGTCTAGCGGCACGACGCTTTTCGAATTTGAGTTAGATCGGGCCACGCCATTTACCGCTGGTATGTCACACAATTTTCCAGTGGGTTCACTGGTCATCGATACTGAAGGGGAGTTTGAAGCATGACCGAACTCGAGAAACTAAAAGAGCTTCGAAAGATCATGGAGCGCGCCCTCAATCCAGAGCCAAAGTGTACTTGCGAGACCGAGAAGATCGAACCACATCGGTGTCCGTTTCGCTGCGAGATCAAAGAGGACTTCGAAAGTCTCTGCACGTGCTGTCGGGTTTGCGAAAAAAATTGTGCAGATGATATTTGACGTCAAGTTTTTCGCGTGAAAAACATGACATGAGCCAAGGAGGGTTTATGTATTTCGATGGAAAGAATTGTATGTTGATGGAGCACGTTGCGCACCCTGGATCTATCGGGGACTCGATGGCAGAGAGCGGTCGCTTCTGCGTTTTGAATGCTCTCATCGGTAAAGAAGAAAACCACAGACCAATGCAATAGTTCTCGAGCCCTTTAGGGTATCTCCGACATCCAGAAAGTCCTTGGAGAGAGGACGACACATCGAACGATCAGGTGCTTCCGTTTCTTTTAGGAAGATGCCTCACCAATCCACTTGCGTTTGAGATTGAATCTAAGCGCATTGGCTTAAGACTTCCTGGCACAAAGACTATTACAGCGCCTGGCGTTTACGCCGTGGCGCGTGGATGGTTTCGATTAGCGGCGCTGATCAATAGAGCGCAAGGCTTACTCTTCAACATCCCCTATAGATGGAGCGATGACGATCGTCTTAAAGGGAAGATCTTTAAGTTCGAGCGAAGCGAAGGATCTTCTGCGGACTGGCTTAACTATGCGGTCACTGGTGTGGCTCTTAAAAGCATGGGCCACTACGCAATCATTCATTCAACAGAAACAATAATGAAAAAGGTAGAGAGCTATTACGCGGTCGAGCCGAACTCGAAATGGTTCGTCGATATGTATCGCAAAGCACTCGAGAAATATAACTAAGGAGGGTTTATGATTCTAGTACATGAGAGTGGTGTGGAAATCTTGGTAAACATGGCACAAGTAACGTGCGTTACACCGTATAAGCTTGGCTCAAGACTTCACTTCGATGACCAGAGCTACAAGATCATCGATGAAACAATCGACCAGATCTTAGAACTCTGCGGATACAACATCAAAGTAGAACCAACGGCGAAAAAGAAATGACGGACGTTTCAAAAATCGCAGTCACCGCAATTCTCAGAGCTCTGGTCTACGGGCCAGACGATGAGCGCTCGAAGAAGATGATGGATGTCTTAAGATCAACGCCTCGCCTGACGGAGTCTTATCAGAACGCTCTCTCAGCTATGGCCGAGGCAGTGTTCGGGACTTCCGCACCAGGCATTGCGTTCAAAGATGTAAGCGAGATGGCAAGCCTCATCTCTCAAGCCTGGGAGAACATCGACGAAGAAGTGATGTGGTACTGGTATCTGATGGCCGTTTATTACTTCACGATCTCGCCAAGCGCAGAGACCGCGAGAGCCGTCTTAAGTTTCGACACGATCGATTGCAGGTATCTTGATCACGCTGGCGTGGATCATCCAGTGGCGCGCTATCTTTGGATTCGCCACGTTATGAGCAAGCGCACAGCGGGCAACAAAATGAAGAAGGTAGAAAATCTCGACCTCGTACTTCAGCTCGCAAAGTCCATCTCTGAACAAGCAAAGAAACACAAAGTAGAGGAAATCCCCGCATGAGAACGTCATCAGCAAAAGCAAAAGGTCGGAGACTCTGTCAGAAAGTTAGAGACACACTTCTCGAGTGGGCTCCTGATCTTCAGGAAGGTGACATTAGGATCACGTCAAGCGGTGCCCCTGGCGAGGACCTCCTCTTGTCGCCGAAGGCACAAGAGGTTTATCCAGTTACATTTGAATGCAAAAATCACGAACGGATACAGATCTGGGTGGCATACGAACAGGCCAAGCAGCACGCCGCGGAAACGGGTCTCATGCCCGTGGTGGTGTTCTCAAAGAACCGAGAAGAGCCGATGATCACCATGAAGCTCGATCACTGGCTGAAACTGGTGCGGTAGAATTCGGTTTCGGAAAATAGTTCGAATTTTCCCTGATACTTAATGCTATTTGCCCGAAATTTCTGAGAGGAAATCTTCTTGAAGTAGCTTAGCCATTAGCTCGCGCTCTCGGTCGCTCATGTGTGGGTAGATCTTTTGGATGAGTTGAACTGGACGTCGGACGAGTCCAGCCTCGCCTCTGGCTACTTCTGTTTGTGAGCCGCCTATGACGACAGCCCAAGACGCTTGGCTATGGTCGTACCTTGAACGGATAGCCCTAAGGAGATCGGGTATTGTACCCGCCTCGAGCGGATGTATCGGCGGCGTCTTTTGTCGCATGAAGATTGATTGACTCAAGACCCGCCTCCCGTCAATGCCAAGGCTCGAATCTCTGAGGCGTCATACCGGACCTCGGTGTAAATTTGGGTATTTGCTATCGACTTGTGCCCTAGGCATTGTTTGACCGCTATGATGTCTTTGCTCTGTCGGTAGAGCTGGATCGCATAGGTATGACGCAAAGCGTGGAGCTTCTTACGGACTGGTCGGTACTTGTGCCACAGCCTTTGGAGCGTCTTGTAAGACATCGGGAATAGAGAGCCAGCCACACCAGTCGAATGACTGAGCAGTCGGGCGAATAGAGCGTCTGGCAGTGGTATCTCGCGGTCTGTTGAGCCCTTGATCCCACGAATCAAGATAGACCGATTCGACCGATTGAGATCCACACCAGTTAAACCCAGGAATTCGGTAGCGCGAGCCCCTGAATAGAGAAGTATCTCAAGCGCCAGAATATTCAGCGGGTCGCTTGAGCGATACTTGTCCAGAACGCGGCGCGTTTCTTTAAGCTCGTCTGGTGTGAGGTACTTGTCGAATGTTAGCGGCTGTCCCATAGAAAATCCGTTTCTGAAAATTGTTTCAAATTCCCCTGAAGCTTAATGTGAAATCCTCCCCCGCTATCTCGAGCCCCCAGCGCGAAGCGCGAGAGGGGGCGAGAATAGCTGGTCATCGGCCAACACCAGAGAACGCGAAGAATAGGAAGAGAGAGAGGATCGCGAGAGAGGCGAGTAAGAGGTCATAACTCTTAATGAACTTCATAGCGCCCCCTTAAGGATCGATGAGAGAGCGCTCTCGATCCACTGCTGAGACTGCTCGTTGAGCTCAGGCATGACGGCGGGGTCATTTTCCGAGAACATGAACTCGGTACATCGATCCCCGAGACGTTTCGCGATGAACTGCTCAAACAGTCGGGCGAAAATCTCGGTTTCCTTAAGATAGTAAGACCGCGCGGAATGAGAGAGGCCCTTCAGTGTCGAGAGCTTTTCTCGATATGACTGTCGTATCTCTCGCGGAAGTGTCGAGGACACTTTTCCGAGACGATAGTCGACCGCGTGTCCAAGTTCGTGGAGAAAAGCGCCGTCAACGTGTCGATTGAATGACAGGACTTTTGCGCTGTCTTGATAAAACGCGACAGACTTACCGTTTCCGCGAGCGCCGAAACTAAAACCGAGCGCGGTCGCGTCGATAGTCATGACGGAAGAGAGGGTTTCAAGGGACGCCAGAAGATTGAGTGAGCAGTAAACACGCTCGCTGTCTGGCACACTGTTTCCGAACTGGACCGCTGAGACGAGAGATTTCAGTCTCTCGATCTGCTCGGGGCTCAATGTCTTTTGCTCTGATTTCCAGTCTCCGATTGAGCCGTTCTTTTCAACGAATGACTCTTTTGCTTTTGTGTTGAAGTAAGATTGAGCGCGCGACCAGCTCAGTCGATACGTGTTCTCGCGGCGTTTCTTGGTCATTCTATTGAATGACCGCGCCAGCGTGTTGAATTCAGTCGAGGGGATAGTTCCTCGAAGAGCGACAACAAAAGAATAAAGAAGATTGATAGTCTCCGTTTCGCTTTTGGTCTCGTCGATCGAGAACGCTGAGAGCTTTTCACTCGACGCCAGAAACTTATCCAGCTCGTATCGATTGATAGTCTCGAGGAAGTTCGCCTCAGTCATGACAGCGCTGGCGCGGGTCTTAAGAGCCTTAAGGCTTTTGGAAGAGCTTTTCTTGAACGCTTTTGCTCTGAGCTCTTCCGGTGTCTCGTAAGTGTCATTTCGATGTCTCGCGGCGTTCTGGATGTCATTTCCAATATTGAGAACGGCTGAGGGTCTCTCATTGAAAAGTCTATTTGTCTGTTTCATGACTGTTTCTCCGTTCTTTTGAGGGTTTCGGCGAGAGCCTCGATTTTGCGCTCAATCTCGAGGATTGAATCCACGTCATATGGGTCGATTGAATTCAGCTTTTCAGCGAGAGCCTTGAGCTTAGTTCCAGAGACACCCTGATAAACACGCCAATTTGAGCCGTGAAACTGTCCCTTGAGACGCGCGATGTCTCTAAACGTGTTTCCAAGACCGATGAGATGATATGTGTAATCCCGCAAAAGCGCGTGGAGTTCTTTTGCTGAGTTCAGCTCAGCGGTCTTACCCTTACGGGCTTTTCCGTCGATGTATCCGATGTCTCGCGCCGGAGAGAGTTCATTCAACTGTCTGAACGCTTTATTGTGTTTCATGACCGACCCCCTTTAGATTTTAGAACGGCCTCGAGACGTTTCATGTTTCTGAGGCTTGACTCGATATGAAGACAGGACTGCTCTTCTGTCCCTGTCCGATAGTCGACAGTGTGATAGTCTGAGGCATAGAGATCGACGCTGGTCGCGTCGAAACCGCTGGACTCAAAATACCCGAGCGTGTCCTCGATACGTTTCACCAGCTCACGGAGAGTCATAAACGAGCCGCGATCGGTCCAGCCTGTCTCGCTGAAGTCTCCGTGCTCGGCGCTCTCCGGTGTGACTTGAGAGTAAGTTTCTGAAACCCAAAAGAGCTCAGCGGGTTTCCGTTTCTCAATCAACTTGAGGACCGCTGTCTTGTTTGGTCCACAAACAGTGAACTCTCTGAATTTATAAATTGAGCGGCTCTCGTATCGGTGCATGAACTCGACTTCTATTTTCTGTTTCATCTGCTCTCTCTCTCTTCCTGTCTGCTCGCGCAGCGAGCAACAGGCCTGTTTGTTTTTAATTACATCGGATGTAATTGCAGGCGCGGTGCCAGGACTGGCTTTAAGTGATTTCAGGTACTTAGGAATTTTTGATGTGGAGAACTTTTGTACGGGTTTCAGGGCTGGATGGAAGATTGTGCAGTCGCGTCAACGAGTTAGGGACGATTGTCGAGGAAATGCACGGTGTTGAGAAGTTCGACAGGTCGGCAGTTGTTGAGAATGAGTTTCAACTAGAAAGGACATCAGACGAGGACAGGCGAGAGGTCATGAGAGAGAGCGGCGGCCTGTCTGGACCTCACCACGACAGCGACAGGGCCTTAAGACACGGACTGGCGCGGTGTCCTTAAGATCTCGAGGCCCGATTCGAATCGAGGTGTCCATATCTAGACAGATTCGGACAGCTCAAGACCCTGATTCGACTCGACTCTTAGGTTCGGATCGATAGGACAGGCCGCGTCACAACCTATCAGGACAGCGAGAGCGATTGAGAGAGAGCTTCTCTTCTGTCTGGCCAGTCAAGCCAAGCCAAGACCTAAGCCTAAGCCAAAGCCCTATAGAAAAGCGGTACATAGGGGGGTGGGGGTCAAAGTTATATCGGGAATGTAAACGGAAGGTACCCCGTATACCCCCCGAAATCCCCGCTAAGGCCTCTTGGCCCCTCCCCCCTCCCATAAACACACTCAATGTAATAAAAACGCTTTACGCGCCGCCTATCTCCCCCCTACGCTAATTTCAATGATTGATGCACGGACGCAGAACATTATCTCTCCCCCGACTGGTGTGGTTTCATGGACGTCACCACACCAGTCACTATCGGGGGTTTCATGCGCATCAGGAAGTCCTTCTAGATCAAAGGCAAAACCTGGTCTGTCGAATACAAGTGGGGCTGTCGTCTCGACGACGTCCTCGTCGACGGCTACTGCGAATTCTCCACTCGCACGATCTATCTCCGCCGCGAGCTCTCTCAGGCTGACAAGTGGACGACCTTTCTCCACGAGTATGTCCATGCAGTTCTCTTCGAAGCCCACATCACCGACATCCCTGGTGGTGTGGACGGCTTCTGCGAAGAAGTCATCTGCGAGGCGCTCGCCGATGCTCTCTCTACAAACTTCAAGTTCCGATGGTCTCGTTGCGGGTTCGTCTAACGGTAGGACGCCTGTCTCTAACTCAGGAAATCCAGGTTCGAGCCCTGGCCTCGCATCCAATAGCCTATTGCCGCTGGCGCGGCAGATAGGCGGCTTGTGGGCTTAGAAAAGTCTATTCGTATAATTGAAAGAGAGTTTGATCGTATGAATCAGGAAAAGGCTTTAGTGCGTTCGGTTCGTGTCGAGCGTTTAGAGAATGGATATGTTGTGACGGTTGAGAACCACGGTAAGCGATACGTGGCGCGGAATCGGTCAGAGCTTATGATGTTACTTGTAGAGATCGGGATGGTGTTTGAGTGACCGACATCTCAATACGCGATAAAGACGCTCCACGCTCTCTGATCAATATCTCTCCTAACGGAATATCCCGCACCATTGCGAGCATCCCTGAATAGATTCTCCATCTGGGAGAGCAGGAGATTTATCGTAAAGCAATCGTTGGTGTGGATGAAAAGATCCTTAACCGTCTCCGCATAGCTTTCTGGCGAGAGTACGAGCGTGCTCAGAGCACAAAGACGATGATGCTTCTAGCCAACATCACGAGCGGAATCGTGAGCTATCAAGTATTCAAGAAACACTTTGAGAGCCACGCCACTCGTATGGCATTTATCATCACTCCTCCGCAAGACTATGACACGGTCATAGCTGAGATGTTCTCAATAGGCTTAGAGCAGATGCGTGACATCTTGGTATCTCCGCACGTTGACGAGCAGGGAAAGATCAATACTCGTCTAGCAGACGTGAAGATCCGCATCGTTGAGAGTCTCCACTCAAGAATCAAGGGTGGTGTGGTCCAGCGAGTTGAGCAAAAGAATCTAAATGTAAATGTGAACAAAGAATCAAATCAGGCGCTACAGTCCATGGAGGACATCGACAAACGGCTTGCCGAACTCTCTACGAGAGTTGGCCAGCTTCAGATTGGCGGGGGGTTTGATGGACAAGTACGCGAGGCTGATGCACTTGAGTTAGCTGATAGCCAAGATACTGATGGAGATCGATAACGATCCATTTCTTAAGGAACATTTCTACGATCAGAAAAGGTGTCTAAAATGCGGGAGTGTAGACTATGAGCAAGAACTTGACGAAGTCGGAGGGTACACGGTCTCGTGTTCGAAGTGTCCCGACACCAAAGATCACCATTGAGGAAAAGCTCGAATAGATCAAACTCCTTGAAGCGAAACTAAAGCTTCAAGACGAGCTTCCGCATCTTCATGGTCAAAAGCTTTACTCTTGGCAGCGTAAGCACATCGAGTCCCAGGAAAAGACGGCACTCATTTGTGCAGCTAACCAGATCGGTAAGGCTCTCGCAGATCACGAACTGGTGTGGACTTCTTAGGGGAAAAAACCCATTTCCGAGATCAAACCTGGCGACATGGTTTGGGGAATGGATGGAAAGTTAAGAGAAGTCTTAGACGTCCCGTTTAAGGGAAAGGCTTATTGCTATCGTGTGACGTTTGATGATGGTCAATCGATCGTGGCGAGTGATGAGCATCTATGGATTGCGATGACTTCACAGAGTCGCTTCCGAAAGAAAACAAAGTCTGGCCACAAGCGTAAGCATTACCGAGAGTGGTCGGTCCTCACCACTGAAGAGATCATGATTCAGGGGAAGTATTCTCCTGAGACAAAGCATCCGTACTATAGGGCGGCCACGCCTGTGGCTAGGCCGCTAGAGACTGAAGATACTGGATTGTTTGATCCATACTTGGTGGGGCTTCTTTTGGGTGATGGCAGCATGACAAGACGCCGCACCAGGATCGCATCGGCGGATAAAGAGATTCTCGATTACGTTCCTAGCAAGTACAAAATAAACAACGATGGCCGCTACTCTTACACCATCTCTGGTCTCAACGAGGACACGCTCCTCGCTGGGATCAGAAACAAAATCTCTTACGAGAAATTCATTCCAGAGAAATATCTAAACGGCGGAACCGCTGAGCGCCTAGCCCTTCTTCAAGGGCTAATGGACACAGATGGCTCTGTGTGTACTCGTGGCGCGGTGTTTGTGACGACTTCTCCCATGCTAAGAGACGGAGTGAGGCACTTGGTTGCGTCTTTAGGCGGTTACTCCACTGTAAGTGAGCGCATGGGCTCCTACAAAATCGATGGAGTGAAGAAAGAAACCCGCCAAGCTTACAAAGTAAATTTCTGGATGCTTGATAATCCGTTTCGACTCACGAGAAAGCGCGAAAAATACAAGACCGGTAAGCGGACATTTCAAAAAACCATCAAGCGAATTGAGCCGGTTGGTGTGGTCCCAGCGACTTGTATCCAGGTGGACCACGAAGATGGGTCTTTTCTGTGTGGCGAGTATGGAATCGTCACGCATAACTCCACTTGCAACATCAAAAAGTGGATTAAGTGGGCGACCGAACCAGAGATGTGGCCAGAGTTGTGGCCGAATCGTCGTCCGCGCCAGTTCTGGGCCCTTATGCCTACACGGGACATCATCAGCACAGAGTATTTAACGAAGTGGAAAACAGAGTTTCTCCCTCGTGGAGAGATGAAGAATCATCCGAAGTACGGCTGGCGCGAAGAAATGCACAATAAGCATTTGAAAGCGATCCACTTCAACACTGAGATCACGCTTTACACGCATACTTACGAACAAGACGTCCACCATCTCCAGGCTGGTACGGTTGACGCGCACTTTGTTGACGAAGAACCGCCTTGGGAACTCATGCCTGAGCTTTTGATGCGACTTGCGGCAACGAATGGATATTTTAATGCGGTCATGACCCCGACAAGGGGTCAGGACCAGTGGCATAGGGTGTTTGAGGTTAAGGGTGACGGTGAGATTTTCACTGATGCTCTGAAACAGACCGTTTCTCTCTATGATTGTTTGAAATATGAGGACGGCACTGACTCGATGTGGACGCATGAGCGAATCACAAAGATCATCAATAGCCTTGGAACAAAAGAAGAAGTGGATTTGAGGGTTTTTGGTCGGTTTGTTAAGCGAGTCGGCTTAAAGCTTTCAAGTTTTGACCGAGAAAAGAACTTAGTTGATCCAGAATCCACACCACACGATTGGTTGTGGTTCTCTGGTGTGGATATCGGTGGAGGAGGAAGCTCTCATCCTCCAGCTATTGCGTTTGTCGCGGTCAGTCCTGATATGAAGAAGGGCCGAGTGAAGGCCCTTTGGCGCGGCTCTAAGGAGCAGGATTATAATTCGACCGATGTGCTTCAAAGATACTTAGAAATGCGGGATGGTCGAACGATCATCGGGGAATATTACGATCACGCGGCAAAAGACTTCGTTACCACGGCACTTCGTCAAGGCGTGAGCTTTCAGCCTGCCGAAAAGAGTCATGACATTGGATTCCCGCTTCTAAACTCTCTTTTTAAGAACGAGATGCTACAAATCGAGAGAAACGGGGACTTTGAGGGCTTTTGCCAAGAGGCGAATACACTTCGGCACGAGTCACAAAAGCGCCACTCGGAAGATGACCTCATCGATGCGGTGAGATACGCGGTTACGAAGATCCCTTGGAACTTTGAGGGAGTCGTCACCGATAGAATCATCCAGCCCGAGCCGCCGAGGATTATTTCGAATGAAGAAATGCGAATGAACGGATATAAAAACCAAGAAACAACGGACCCAGAGACGCTTGAGGCACTGGTGGGGTTCTGGAATTCTCAATCAGAAATAGGGGACGAATATGGCTGGTGAGTTATCGGCAAAAGACGTTTTAGAGATCATTCAGGCTTGCAAAGACGGCGGAGTAAGGAGTTTCAATTATGGAGATCTCAAAATTGAGCTAGAATCAAAATCGGAAACGGTTTTAGATGAGGTTTCCACGCCAGCCGCTGACGCTGGTGAGGAGACTCCTCAGGACCCTGATCTTGAAAACGAATTACTCGCTATCGAAAACCCTGCCCAGTGGGAAGCAAAAGCAATGGAGAATAACTAATGAAAAAGCTAGATGCGGCGAAGCTTAACGAGATGTACGAAAAGTCTGACTCGTGTGACAAGGATCTCTTTGCAGAGATGCGGTCGAATGTGCGTCTTATCAGTGGGAATCACTACTCACGAACAGCATCGAAGCTCTTTCACAGGATGAGAGACGTATAGACTTCTGAAGCGCAAAAGATCCGACTGGTTCGGAACCATACGCAGCTAATCACGAAGCGTTATCATTCAAACATTCTCCGCATGGCTCCAGGGGTTAAAGTCATTCCCCATAACGAGACGGAGCTCCAGGATCAGAAAGCCGCAGAGCTTGCGAGCGCTGTTTGGATGCACGGGAAAGCAAAATACAATTTAAAAGAAAAGATCGCCGACCACGCAGAAGATTACGTGGATCTCGGAGAAACCTTTTGTCTTATCCAGTGGGATAAATCAAAGGGTGATCTTATTGGCTATAGCCAAGCGGTGGAAAAAGAAACTGGCTCTCCTATTTACGTCGACGAAGCTGGTGCGGATACGATTTACGCAGAGACTGTCGATCCAATCACGGGCCAGGTGATTTCACACCAGCCAAAAGCCGACATGGATAGCCCTGTTTTCTCTGGTGACTTTGTTTTTAAGAACATTCTTCCGTTTAACGTACTCCGCTGTCCGAAGGCCGAGACGATGAGCGAAAGTCCTTATCTCATCGTTCGAAGCATGATGAGTACGAACGATTTAAAAGAAATGTACGAGAGCGATCCAGAGAAGCTTGGCTTTATCGAGGAGAGTTCTCAGACGACGTTTAAAGTGTTCGATGGAGCTAAGGGCGAGTACGTCGACGGTAAAGACCAGACGATGGTGAGAGAGTTTTTCTTCCGTCCATGTATGCAGTACCCGAAGGGATACTACTACATGACGACATCGACTGGGATATTGGAAGAGTCCGAGCTTCCTTTTGGTGTGTGGCCGATCGCCTGGTGTGGATTCCAAAAGATTCAGACCACACCACGTGCGTGTTCGATCATTCGGCACCTTCGGCCTTATCAGGCCGAGGTGAATCGCGCGGCAAGTTCTCAGGCGCAGCAGCAGCTTGAGTCGGGATTTGATAAGGTCTTTGTTCAAGGCGGGACGAAGGTCACAAAGGGAATTGATCTTCCTGGCACAAGGTTCTTCAACATCAGTGGAGCCACGCCACAAGTTGTTCCTGGCCGCAGTGGTGAGCAGTTTATGGCTTACCTCCAGATGACGATCGAAGAGATGTACCGTGTTGCAGACCTTGAACAAGACGACGCAGAGATCAATGGCCAGCTTGACCCGAATGTTCTCTTATTCCGCAGTATGCGTCAGCGAAAGAAAGTGGCGATCTATGCGGAGCGATTTGAATCGTTCGTAAAAGATATTTGCCGCATTTATTTAAAGCTTGCTCAGCATTACTTGGACGAAAGCGCTCTTATTCGAGCGGTCGGTCGTCGTGAAGCGATCAACATCGCAGAGTTTAAGAACATCACTGATCAAGACTTTGCGATCACACTTGAGGCTGTGCAAGACGATGCAGATACCATCCTGGCGCGGTCTCTTCAGTCTCAACAAATCCTTCAGTACGTTGGTAAAGACATCCCGCCAGAGGTGCGTGGGCAGATCATTGCGAATATGCCTTTTGCTAACAACGATGGGGCTTTTGGTGATCTCACGATTGATTATCGATCGGCTCAGTCCGACATTCTTGCCTTAGACCGCGGGGAATATCGTCCGGTTCGTATCTATGAAAATCACAAGTACATGATTAAGCAGTTAACGAACCGAATGAAGCAGCGGGACTTTGATCTATTAAGTCCTCAGATAAAGCAGATGTACGAGCAAAAGATCATGGAGCACTCAAAAGCTGAAGCTGAAGAGCTATCAAAGATGAAGGCTCTTCAGAGCGAGTTCATTCCCTCAGGCGGAGCTCTGGCGAAAGCAGACCTCTACATTGCCAAGGAAAACGGAAAGACAGAGCGTGCGACTTTCCCAACAGAGGCACTCATGTGGCTCAAAGAGCGACTCGACGCTCAAGGTTCAACACAAGAACAGATGGAGGGAATCCCTCCAGATGCAATCGGACAGATACAAGAACAAATGGGAGGCATGATGCCTCCTGGAGAACAGGCACCGCAAATGCCAGAAGGATACTAAGTCATGGAAGAAGTCGTAAGTCAGAGTACACCGGAAGTTTCCGCACCAGTTGTTGAGGCACCAAAGGAGGCGACTCCAACGCAAAGTGAATCACCAACGATAGTTGGTGGAGCTCCGCAAGAGGCTCCGCAGTATCAGCCGAACTTTAAGTTCAAGGTAAAGGACGCTGAGCACGAGATTCCTGAAGCCTTTCGCAGTGTGGTTAAAGATCCAGAGACAGAAAAAAAGGTCCGCGAGATCTTTGAAAAAGCTTACGGCCTAGACGAAGTGAAGCAGAGTCGCGATAAATATCAGACTCAAATCAAAGAGCTCACAGAGCGTGAGCAAAAACAGTATGCGCCAATTATGCGTCAAGTAATGGAGGCTGAAGCACATTACAAACGAAACGACATTGGTGCGGTTTTCAAGACGCTCGGAATCCCAGAGAACAAGGTTTACGAGTGGGCTCTTCATCAAGCGAAATTGGCAGATTTGCCAGAAGATCAAAAAAGGATATACACTCAGAGCGAAGAGGCACGTCGGCAAGAGTATCAGGCCCAGACGCAAATGGAGCAGATGCGTGAGCAGATGATGACTCTTCAGGTTTCTCAACGAAACCAAGAACTCTCCGCAGCACTGACGAAATCAGACGTTGCGGCTCTCGTACAAGCATTCGACGCCAAGCAAGGCGCAGGTGCATTTCAGGATGAGGCGATTCGTTTAGGCCAGTATTATTACCACACGCAAGGGAAAGACGTCCCTGTCGGTGAGGTTGTTTCGGAGCTGGTAAAGAAATATGGCGCGTTCTTACAGTCCGCACCACAAGCTCCGCAAGCGTTACAAGGCCCTAAGCAAGTCCCAGTCATTCCGAACATTCAGGCGGGAACCGCAAGTCCAGCCCAAAGAAAAGTACAATCAATCGACGATATGCGACGGCTCTATAGAGAGCGAGTCGAGCAATCGAGTGCTGAATAACAAAAAGGAGATAACAGATGGCAGCTACAGCTAGTTACAGCGCGCTCTTGAAGCGTTACACGCCAGAGTCGCTGATCGAAAATGAATTTGCGAAAATGTCCTACATCTACGCGAACTGCGAAAAAGATAAGTCGTGGCGCGGTGGGACTTATGAGGTCCCATTTTTGGAAGCTGGTTTCAGCTCGCTCCAATACGGATCTCTTGCGGCGTCTAACGACGTTGCTGAGATGGACGTGGTCATGGGTACTACAACCATGAAAGAGCTCTGGGGCTCGATCTTGGTTCGTGAGTCGGATCTCTATCGCCACGGTGATATGGAATCTTCGTACCTGAAGATCATGCCAGACAAGATCGAAGAGTTCGTGAAGTTCGCCCAAGAGCAAGTTGGTATCGGCTTCTTGGCTGGTGCTCGCATCGCTCGTGCGACTGCAAACGGAACCGCTGGCGGTGACATCACTGTCGATAAACCATACGCTTTCCGTAAGGGCATGAAGATCGAAGTCATCGACGACGACACTGGTGCGGCTACTGGCTACATCCGTTCGATCAACATCAACACTGGCGTTTTGTCTGTGTTCGATGCTCGAACTGGTGGTGCGGCAGTAAACTTGTCGACGTTCACAACTGCGCAGAACGCTCGCGTTCGCGTTGTTGGTTCAGGCACAGAGCGATTCCAATCGCTTCGTGACGTGACGTTGACTGCGGCTCTTGGTGGATCGGACTCGATCTACGGACTCACTAAGTCATCGTATGCGGTTCTCCAGTCGCTCCAGGCGTCTGGTGCATCGTTCACTGCGGCGACAATCCTCGACGATCTTCTTGGCACTTACTACGACTTCAATGAGAAGCGTGGAAACATGTTCAAGGAGATGTGGGTTTCGATGGGTGTTTTCAAGAACATCTCTCGAGTCCTTGAGTCGAACCGTCGCTATGCGACTATCGAAAAGAAAGCTGGTTACGGCTGGCAGTCTGTCGACATCGTTGGCGCCGAAGGCCAAGCGAAGATCGTTGCTCTTCGTGAAATGCCTAACGACGTCATCTATGTTGGCGACGTAAAGAAAGTCACTTTCGCTGGAGCTGAACCGTTCAAGCGCAAGATGTACGGCAATGAAGAGTTCTTCATGGTTCGTGGTACTGATGGCCCACAGATGATTACAGATATGGCGCTTCGCGGCGACTTCGTCTGTAAGCCATCTCAATGGGGTGTTATCCACTCTTTGCCTGCTTCGGTTGTTGCTTAATAACGTGTGAAGCATGTGCCCTAGCCCCCTCGCGGGGGCTGGGGCTTTTGCTGACGAAGGAGATAAAAATGTCACTAACTGCACAAGCTCGAGCGGAACTAAACAGGTTCTCTTCTATCTTTCGAAAAAACAGCATTGGTAACGTCATCCACAGAGCGCCAAAGGTTGTTGCGGCTGATTATTCATTTGCAACACAAGGCGGAGCGATCTCGACGATCACTCTTGCTTCTGTCATTCAGGACGTCGTTATTCCGGCAAACTCGGTTGTAACTCGCGTATTCGTTGAAGAAGTGACGAACGTCACCTCTGGCGGTTCTGCGACTGTTACGCTGAACGCTGGCGCGACAGCCTTAACTGGCGCGATTGCAATTGCTTCGTTTGCTGGAATTACCGCACCAGCTCTTGCTGGCTCGGTAGCAGGGATTAAAATCACTGCTAACTCGGACCTAACCATCACGATCGCAACTGCGACTCTGACGGCTGGTGCCTTGAGATTCCACGTAGAATTTATTCCAGCTTAATCGAGTCATTGATTCGATCAACGGACCATAACCACTTAGGTGGATGGTCCTAGGGGGGTCAAAACCCCCCTATTTTAAGGGGTGTAAATGAGCGCGAGTCGCAAACAGATTCTTGGTCAAGATCCGAGTGGAAACTTCAAACCTATTCAGGTTGATAACTCGGGCAACGTGATAACCAACGGTGGTGGGGGAATCGCTTCCTCTGTCTCTATCACCGATGGTTCTCAGGATGTTTCGATCACGGATGTTGGCGGAAAAAAAGCTTTAGACGTAAACGTCACCGACATCGTTATAGACCACGCCAACGACTCAGTCCGAATTGGTGATGGGACGAATCTCATCGGCTCGACGGTCGCTTCTGGTGGTCGAGGTTTAAATGTAAACGTCGTGAATCCATCGGCTGCGGCTGATGAGTCTGTGATTATCGATAAAGCTTCAGACACGGTAACTTACTTTGGCTACGCCACGGTGGGCTCTTCTGAGGCTTCTGCGGTCTGGAAAATCAAGCGTGCGAGCGTCTCTGGTGCGGTGACTAAGTTTTTATTCGCCGATGGAGACCAGAATTACGATAATATTTGGAACAATAGGGCTTCGTTAACATACTCGTGAGGTTCAAATGAGTTTTTCAAACACAGCGGAAACAGCGGTACTCAACTAGATTTTTGTCGGTACGCCAACCTCATGGGATGGCAACACGGACCTATGGATCGCTCTTCACACGGCTGACCCAGGCGAGGCTGGAAGTGCGATAACGAGTGAGGCTACTTATGGTGGTTACGCTCGCGTTGTACTAACTCGTGCGACCGACTTCACGATTAGTGGCAACACGGTTAGCAATGCGAACCTTGAGCAGTTTGCGGCGTGTACTTCTGGAAGTAACACGATCACACACGCTTCGATTGTTTCTAGCTCAAGCGGAGCTGGTACGATTATCGTCCGAGCGGCGTTATCTTCGTCGATCTCTGTTAGCACAGGCGTCCAACCTCAGTTTGCAGCCAACGCGCTGTCATTCACGTTGGATTAAGCCTTGGCTGGGTTTAGAGGCTTTCGGGACATTAAAGATTCGATGCAGTCAGATGGAAAATTCTGGCACGCATCTTTTCGTAAGGTTGTATCGAACACCACTGCCGCAGGGACGTGGTGCGATCTTTCTTATTCTCCTGGAAGTCCTCCAGCTAATTTCTATGCGACTGAACCTCTGGTCGCCGCGACGTTAAATTCCACGAAGGGAATTGATAACGGCGGTGCAGTTACGCCAGACCGGAAATTCGTTAAGAAGCTCCACGTTGTTTCAGCGTCGACTGGTTTTCAGTCATCAACGCTCATGCTTTGTGACTATCTGCTTTACTATCCATTCATCGATGGCGATGAGACGTCGACTCAGTCCTTAGACAATACGGTTACTTTACCTCGATATACTTCTGGATCTGGCGTTCAAGCGATGCTTGTGAGCCAAGGTGCCTACACAGGAAACGTGAACTTCACGATTTCTTACACGAATCAGGCGGGAGTCTCTGGGAGAACCTCACCAGTCGTCACAACAAACACGACGGCGACCGCTGCGACAATCGTAAATTCAGGCACTGCGGCTGGAAGTCGTGGGCCATTCATTCCATTGCAATCAGGTGATACTGGTATCAGGTCGGTTGAGTCCATTACCTTTGCTGCTCCCAACGGCGGGATTCTTTCTCTCGTTCTTGTGAAACCGATCTATGACATAGGGATCGAAGAAGTCACGGCGGTCTTTGCGACACCTTCGCAGCTCGATAATTTCTATGACCACATGAGCGGCGAAACGATCGAGGACGGCGCTTACTTAAATTTCATTTGTTTACCTAACGCATCATTAGCGGCTGGCGTTCTTACGGGGATGCTCGTCACGACTTGGAGATAATATGGGTTTTTCATCGCTTGATGACTTAGTAACTGAGTTGACCGCGGGTAAGCGCTGGCGCGCAGACTTTAACAAGACAATCGCAAACGGCGCTTACGTTGCTGGCGCATGGTACGATTTGTCGCTTCTTTCAGGATCGCCTGTCGCGAACACTTACGCAGGCACTGCGTTAGCTGCGACGATCCCTGACGAAACAACTGGTTGGGGGATTTATCACGGAGGCAACGTATCGAGTGATACGAAGCACTTACTTAAGGCCGTTGTAAACGGAAACACGGCGACCGTGGCTCCTGGTACTTTATTGTTGGTCGACACACTTTTGTATTATCCGACGATTCTTTCTACATCAGCAACGACTCAGACTTTGACCAACGGGTCAGCACTCACGCGATACACCAACGGAAACGGCAATCGCGCGTTCATGGTTCACACTGTCGCCTCTGGTGCCAACACTCCAACGGTCGCAATGAGTTACACTCGTCAAAACACAGGTGGTACAGATACGGGCCGAGCTCTTGGAGCTACGACAGCTTTTAACGCTTCTGTAGGTATTGGCCGATTCCCGCACTCAGGGACCTCGGCGAATAACCGTGGGCCGTTCTTACCACTTCAATCTGGTGACACTGGAATCAGATCAGTTCAATCGGTTACGGTTACGACGCCTCACGCAACGACGGGGACAATGGCTCTTGTCATTTGTCAGCCGCTTGCGGAGATCCCGCTCACAACTGCGAACGTCCCAGTGATCATGGATTTCTTGAGCGCAGCTCCAAGCCTTCCGCAAGTTGTTGATGGAGCTTGTTTGAATCTTCTTTATCAGCCAGCAGGTGCAGCGGCCAACGGTTCGATCATCAACGGTTCTTTAGAATTCGTGTGGGGTTAATAGATGGCTCTACGCACTAACAGACTCAACGCTCAAGGATACGTCGGCGGTCTTGCTGTCGGCGGAGCTCAGGCTTGGTCTGTTAAGCGTAAGGACCTATTAGTAAACCTTTACGTAGATGAACAACTAGACATCGATAACAAGTCCGGTGTTCCGAATGGTTACAACACTGGGGCTCTTCTCCTCCCGCTGAAAGCGGGAGGGATGTCCTCTTATAATTCGTCACAGGCGGCAATCTCTGCGACAAACGCAGACGCGAAAATGGGGAAAGCCTTGGCGGGTACTTCTGCGATGTCGATCACGGTAATTACCGCTGATCTCGATCAGATCGTGGCAATGATTGCGTCTGGTGCGGCGACCATCACAGTAAACGCTGCGGATCTTTCCGCGGGTGTTTTGATGATCGCGACAAGTTCAGGGACTCTTTCTGTAAACGTAGCTCAGCTTGGCGGGATCATTCCTGTAACGGCGACGAGCTCCATCGCAATCACGCCTAACGTCGTGATGACGGCTCTTGCAAACATGATTGCAGAGGCTGGCGGAGCCACACCACTGAGTCCTGAGGGTCTAGCAGACGCTGTCTGGTCCGCTCTTGTGGCTGAATATCCAGACGTCGGAACTATGGGCAAGGCGCTCGCAGATGCGGGTGGTGCGGGGAATCCGTGGAGTGCTGATCTCGCAACGAATAATACGACAGGAACCTTCGGCAAAAAGATTCAAGAGCTTTTGACTGAAACTAATTTTGTGGGGTTAAAGTAATGGCAAGATGGACAGACCGCGCTCCAAAGACCGCGGAAGAAGTCGCAGACCGCGCCAAGGTATTAGCTCGAAAGATGCTGATACGCGAGGTTGTAGCATGGGTTATAGTTGGCGGGATGACGGTGGGCTTCCTCTATTTACTCTCAAGCCGAGGATGGTGAGATGGCAAAATTCAAAGGTCAGTTAGAACAAGCATAGATTGAGAACCGCACCAGCGATCCCACGAACCTGCCTGACGGCCTGGTGTGGTTGAATACGACTGACAATCGCTTTAAGGCTTTTGTTCAGGGCGCTACTCGTTCTGTCGTTACAGAAGATCAAACACAGACTCTCACGAATAAAACCCTGACCGCACCGGTCGTGAACTCTCCGACTGGGATCGTGAAAGCAGATGTTGGTCTTGGTAACGTCGATAACACGAGTGACGCAACGAAGAACTCGGCTGTCGCAACGCTCACAAATAAGACGTTAACGTCGCCTGTTATCAACTCCCCAACGGGATTGGTAAAAGCAGACGTAGGCCTTGGCAATGTCGACAATACGTCGGATGCGACAAAGAATGCTGCCGCGGTCACGCTTACAAATAAAGACTACGACGGCGGTACGGCTTCAAACACGAGCCGTCTTACGGTCCCGAAGGAAACAAAAGCCAATCTTGATACTCTTACGAGAAAAGAAGCGACGGTTGTTTATTCGACAGATCGCCAGAAGCTATTTTTTGACAATGGAACGACGCTGAAGGAAATCGGAACCGGAAGTGGTGGTAGTGGAATTAACTACATCACAAATCCGGATGCTGAGAACGACACATCTGGCTGGGTGGACACATCTCGCGTAATTCTTGGAAGCGTTGATGGAACGACGGATACCTTTACGGCAACGACGTCTATTACGTTTATTGAAAACGAGCCGTTAATCGTTGTTGGAAACGTAAGCGGAGCTACGACTGGTACGACGTATTACGCAAAAAGTGTTTCTGGAAACACCACTCAGCTCTCAGCCACGCCTGGCGGCGCGGCCTTGAACCTAAGCACAAGTAACCCGTCGACTTTGATGAGTCCAAGCGCGACGTTTCGTGGTGAGTATGTGGCTTCGACTGGATCGTCGTGGACATCATCAACGGTTACACCGCTAAGAGGGCTTCGATCTTTTCTTTTAAGCAAGCCAGCATCTCGCACCACTGGAGAAGTTAAGCGATTTGATTTCACAATCGATGCGACAGACAAGGGCAAGGTCCTCCAGATCGGGTTTGATTACACAGTTTCCTCTGGCACATACGTCACCGGAGATCTGGTTTGTCTTATCAGGGACGTAACAAACAATCGCATGATCCAGCCTTCGGCTTGGCAGATTGAGTCGGTCGGAATCGGAACTTCGGCGCAAGCCCGAATGACGTTTCAGACTTCGAGTGATTCGGTTTCTTACGAATTTATCATCTTTCAAATCACCGCAACGGCGCTCGCTTACGACTTACGATTTGATAACTTTGTTATTGGTCCACAAGTCGTCCCGCTCGGAGCGCCTGTTACTGATTGGGTTAGCTATACGCCGACCGGTAGCTGGTCTACCAATACGACGTACACTGGTCGCTGGAGACGTGTTGGCGATTCGATGCAGGTATCTATTAATTTGGCGTTGTCTGGCGCACCTACCGCAGCAGACCTAAGTGTAGACTTACCTTCTGGCTACGTTATCGACACAGCTAAGATTGGAGACGTTAACTTCGGAACTACTGGTTACGGCACACTGCTAGACGGTGGAACTAGACAATATGTAGTGTCTATGTCGTACCGAGATACAGATTCGCTCTACGTTATCCATACCGAATCAGGTAACGCTGGCTTTGTTAACGCAACAAACCCAATCACTTTTGCAAACTCGGATGAAATTGTTTTGACAGCCACTGTACCAATCGTCGGCTGGTCGTCGAGCACAGTAGTTAGTTCGAGTGCGGATACTAGGGTAGTAGACCTTGTGGCTTTTAACAGCGGCACACAATCGGTTACAGCAAATACTACCAACATAGCAGCAACTTCTAGCAAAGACAGTGTTGGTGGGTGGAACGGGACGCAATACACGATAAAGGTACCAGGGGATTACAACTTCACGATAGCTGGTTCAGATAACGTCGCAAGTACCCCAGTAATAGACCTGTATGTAAATGCAGTTTCCTATAGAAGAATTGCGGCGCTACACGGCGGAAACTACTATACAGGCTCTCTATTAGTACCAAACTTAAAAGCGGGAGATGTAGTTTCTTTCCGCTCCAGTATTACAACCACGCTTGGTGCTAACTTTAGGCTTGAAGGATACATGCTCCAAGGCCCCAGCCAGATTGCTGCGAGCGAGGTTATAGCTTGCCGAGCGTACTTGTCGGCTAACCAAACGGGAGTTAACCCGAACGCAAGCGGTGTAAAGGTAAATTTTAACGCTACTACATTGGATACACACGGCGGATGGAATACTGGCACATACAGGTACACCTGTCCTGCACCTGGAATTTACGAAGTAGACTCTACGATTTACACGTCCGGCACAAACGTGCTGGCAAACACATACCTAATTCAGATTTTCAAAAACGGAGCCGGTATTCAAAACGGAGCGCCGACAACAGCGATTGCTTCTACGAGTACGGGAGCTTTTGGAAAGTACATAGGTGAATGCGTAGCCGGTGATTACTTTGAGGTTTACTTCTACGGAGCAGGAAACAATAGCGTTAGCACACTGACTTTGTTTGGACCAACTGGAACGGTTAATAGTAACGTCACCGTAAAACGCCTCGGCGGGGTGATGTAATCATGGGAGATCAATTGAAAGTTTTGATTTTAATTCTGATGACCATCGTTCTCTCTGGTTGCGCTTCGAACATCGTGGTCTCCAATTGCCGAAAAATTACCGTAGAAGATGACATAAAACAAAGATGGCTTTGCGACAAAAGCCTTTCTGATAACTGGCGATAAGCCAAGGAGTGACAGATGGAATTACTAGTGTTGTTACAAGAGCTCGCAGCTAAACTTGCAGACGCACAAGCTGCATTGGATCTTGAAAAGAAAAAGTCTTACGACGAAGGTTTTGCCGCTGGTGTGGCGTCTGTCCTCCCAGGCACAGACAAAGTTTACTCTCAAGAAGAGTTAAACGCAGCGGTCTTGGCCGCAAAGGAGGGCCTTCAGCTTGAGATCGATTCTCTCAAAGCAGAACTCGAAGTGGCCAAGGCAGATCTGGAAAAGCTCAAAGCTGATCTCGACGTAAAAGTCGAAGAAGCGAAAGCTGCTTTGAAAGTAGAACTTCTCGCTAAGCTCGATGCTCAGCAAGCCGCTGAGAGCGAGTCTGAAGCTGCTCTTCGTGCAGAGATCGCACAGTAAGGCTAATATGACTGCGCACGACTTTGGTTCATTTGCTACATGGGCTCTACAGGCGATTCTAGCTGGTGCAGTAGTTTATGCTGTCACGATCTTAAGTCGACTTCAGACGTCCGTTGAGCAGTTAAACAGCCAGATCGCGGTCATAATTGAAAAAACATCGTGGCACGAGAGGGAGCTCGAGCGCCACGATGATCGTATTTCTCAAATCGAAAACTATAGGAGAGAAAATGTCTAACGTAGGAACAAAAGAAATAAAAGAAGCGGTTATCGGACTTGCGGAACTGACAGCGGTCTTGGCTCCGATCTTAAAAGACGGTGTATAGATTGCTGACGTATCGGCGATCGTCGTTGCACTAAAAGACAAGCCTGAAGTCATTCAAGCGGTTCAAGCAGCGGTGCAGGGTCTAAAGGATATTCCCGCGGAAGCAAAAGACCTCGATACAGCAGAAGTGCTGGATCTTGTCGTCACGCTTACGCCGGTAATTCTGAAGATTGTTGCTTCGCTGAAGTGAGGTCTAAATGAGTTGGATTTCAGTTTTGCTCAGTCTTTTGACCAACATCCCAAAACTGATCAGCCTGGTGCGGATTATCCGAGAGGAAATCGAAAAGCACGAGGCTCGTCAGAGATCTAAAGAAATCAAGGAGGCCGTTGATGAGACCACAAGAACCCGCGATCAAAGACGCGAAGAAGAAGCTATGGGTCATTCTAATCCTGGCGCTCCTTCTGATGATGGGCTTAACAGCGTGCAAACAAGACCAGTTAAAGATCGAAGCTGATGGTTGGATGATTGACGAAACTGATTCCACTCTTTTCAGAGTCGTGAAAAAGAACGGAAGAGAGTACGAAGAGTTTCTGGAGATTAAAGACAATAAAGAGATGAAGCGATTTCTCTGCTTCACAGACACAGACCGTAAAAAATGGGCTGAGGTTTTATCGAGGGAGTGCAGATGAGTTTTCTTTCTAAGTTACTGAAATAGATTAAGAGCCTGTTTAAAGCGGAAGACGTTAAGATCCCCGCACCAGTGCCTGCGCCTAAGCCTGTCGTGAGTCAGACTCCGTGGATGGATATTGCGATGAAGGAGCTTGGCCAGCGCGAAGTCTCTGGTTCAAAAGCAAATCCTCGGATTGTTGAGTACCTAACCTCTACGTCTCTTGATCGAGATTACCGAGAGACGGACGAGACTCCGTGGTGTGCGGCGTTTGTTACGTGGGTTCTTAAGCAGGCGAAAATGCGAAACACAAAGTCCGCATGGGCGAGGTCGTATCTTAAGAGCGGCAACGAGCTCGATAAGCCTCAATACGGGTGTATCGTGGTATTGGAACGTGGCCAGACGAGTGGCCATGTGGGATTCTTTGTAGAGGAGTCTGAGAAGTACGTGAAGCTCCTAGGCGGAAACCAAGGCAATAAGGTTTCTCTAGCTGATTATCCAAAGACTCGAGTTCTTAGCTACCGATGGCCAGTTAAGGAGGCATAATGCCAACAACAACGACGTATGGTTATAAAAAGCCGATCAACGGAGAACGAGGTTCGGTTTTTTATCCTGCTCTCAATGACAATATTCAAAGGTTGAACGACCACGCACACGACGGAGTGGATTCCGCACCAATTCCTGCCTCAAGTATTGCGAAGGGATCGGCGTCGATCCTTGCGGCTTCTTGGGTGTCCCTAGGTGGTGGAAACTATCGTCAGCTTGTGACGACTCCATCTGGAGTGACGGTCGACAATATGATTCCTAAGTTCTTTTGTGCTGGTGGTGCGGAGGATGGACATCAGATCCTTCCGTCTATTGAGAAGGCATCGAGTACGACTTATTACGTTTACATCAACGATAACACTCAAACACTGACGGTAAAATATGGCTGAGATTTCAGTTCGCCCATTAGAGGTCGACGATTTCTCAGGTGGAATCACTGACAATTATATGGCTGCACGCTCTAACCAGATGCAGTCCGCGGATAACTTTGTTCTAGAAAAGAATGGTGAGAAGGGGAAACTCCGCACCAGGTATGGATTAGCGGTTTACAATTCTACCTATCCGAGGATTCCGGCGAACGCTCGCGTATCTCTCATTGAGGACTCGGAAGGCACCCTTTTCTACATGAATGGCCGAAATGGTTACTACGTGAATGCTGGCTGGCAAACGCTCGCTGGCCCTACTGGGAATGCGATGCTCTCCGCTGGTGCGGGGAGCGATTATCTTTCTACTGCAAAGTGGAACAAGCACTTGCTTGCGACTGGTGACGCTCTATCGGAACCGATGAAAGTTTTTAACGATGGCTCATGGAGAGTTAGAAACCTAGGGCTTCCTTTTCTTTCTGTGAGTGGCGTCACGATTACGCCTGGTGCGAATACAGGGAAGTCTTTTGTATATGCGTTTATTCGCACTGATAGTTACACGATTGGTACGGTTACTTTTCGAGAAGTCTCCACGCCAACATTTAAACAGGTTTCGAACGCTGATGACCCGAACGTGAATGCAAACGCAATTGCGTCGATTCCAGTGCTCGCAAACGGAGCCACTTCTAATTACAACACGACTTCGTCGAAGGTAGAGATCTATCGAACCGTTAACGCTGGTTCGGTTTTCTATTACGTTGGCGAGGTTACGAACGGGACCACGTCGTTTAACGATAACGTCTCAGACGCTACGATTCAGAATAACGCTCTTCTTTACACTGAAGGTGGTGTGGTTGATTTCGATCAGGCCCCGCCATGTAAGTATATCGTCCAGGCAAACGACATCGCCTGGTATCTGCACGTTAAAGAGGGCTCTGTGACGTATCCGAACAGGATTCGTCAGTCCATTAAGGGTGCTCTTTACGCGGCTCCTGAGGACTTTTACGACGATCTTGATGATGAGATTGTGGGTGGTAGTTCTGTCGGTATTTATCCGATCATTTTCTGTCGCTCAAAGATCTACCGACTTGAAGGATTCTTTGATGAGTTCGGTCGAAATGGGTTTATCAAGCGTGAGATTTCAAACATCGTCGGGTGCGTTTCGAATCGCTCGATCGTCCGCACCAAAGAGGGGCTTTTCTTTGCTGCTAGTGACGGGTTTTATTTCACCGATGGTTTTAGTCTGACTCTTCTCACGGACGAGATTCCGGTTTCGTACTTGAATCTCGTTTCTAGTGCGACGGCGGCTGGCTACATCTATGGGGCTTACGACCGTCTAGAGCGCAGGGTTTGGTGGGCTGCACAGAACAATTCTAGCTCAACGGAAACGGACATCGTTTACGTCTTTGATTTAAAATGGGGAATCACTACCAAGACACCATGCACAACGCTATCGGGAGGCGACAATGGATCTAACTTTAGCCCTAGTGCTTTGCATTTTTACGACGGCGCTATGCTTCATGGTGACAGGCGAGGATACGTTTTAAAGTACGACAAGGATCAGCTCGACGATGTTCAAATAAATACGTCGACTTCGGTGTCGAACTGGTCCGAGCTTGCAGTGATTCCTGACTATAGAAGCCCCGCTTTTGATTTTGGCACAACGGTGGTGCGGAAGTGGGTACCAAGGATTACGACTTCGTTTGATAACCTGACGAATGTCTCGATTTTGATTCAGAGCAATAACGATAACACTGGTGTGTTCACTGATCTTCAGGAGATCAAGACGAATAATAATAACGTGTGGGGTTCTGCCTCGGCGATATGGGGAGACCAGAATGATCGATGGAACTACGCAGCGGTCATCCCGAGCTGGAGAAGGTTTCCGGCTGGTGGACTTCGATGTCTCTATAAGCAGATCAGAATTACTCGCTTTGAAACGCTGATCGAAGATTCAACGACGCTCGGAACGGTCACTCTCGATGGAACCACCAACACGGTCGCTCTTGATGATTCGTCAAAAGACTGGGTCACCGATCCCGTCGATTACTATATTTTTCATTCGCTTGATAACTATGAGAATGGCTTTAAGGTTCTCTCGATCTCTGGCGATATTCTTACAGTGGAAGATGTAAACAACATTCTACCGAGTGGGACTGGAGTATCGTTTGAACTGAGGGGGAAGAGAAAAGGCGAGGCTCTAAAGATTCTGTCTTACACGATCACCGCGGCTCCTCTTTCTATGACGCAAGAGAGTTACCGAGCATGAGAAACTTTAGGATTGAAGAAATCGAAGACCCACTTGTTCGAGAGAACTTCCAGCGCTTGATTGAGTTTTTCCAAGCTCAACCTGTTTTGCAGGGTCTTTTTAAGCATTTTCAGATCACGATCCCCCAGGCTGTGACGAACTATCGATACCGCCACGGGCTTGGCTTTCAGCCCAAGGATGTAATTCAAAGCTCCCTCACTGGCGTGGGAGCTTTGACTTGGAACTATGCTAGTTTTGATAAAGAATATGTGAGTATCACGACGACTGGCCCTTGCGTCGTTAGAGCCTTTATCGGCAGATATGAGGAGGTCAATCAGTGACGCTTTGGACATTGCTACAACTAAAAGAAAAGATTCAGGCTGATCTAGATCTCTAGGAGGAAATCTTCATAGAGGCGTCGGAGCTTACTGGTTACATCAATGAAGCCATTGATGAGGCCGAGCAACACATCCTGACGATCTATGATGATTATCTTTTGGCAGCAGAGACTTTGTCGGTGACGAGTGGTGTGGCTGAGTACGACCTCCCCGCCGATATTTACGCTCATAAGATCAGAAAAATCTTTATCGACAATGGTTCGGACAAGTACGAAATCCGTCGAATTCGTATGCTTCAAAACACGGTAGACGTCGACTCCTCAGAAGAGCTTCGTTACGTGATCATGAACACTTTGTCTGGCGGGGCTAAGATCAAATTCTTTCCCGCACCAGACTTCACTGATTCAACATCGATCACGATCTGGTTCATTAGAAACGCGAGAAATCTAGCGCAAGATAGCGATCTCATGGACCTTCCCGAGGCGGCTCAATTTGTGATCCAAGCGGCGAAAGTTCGTTGCTACGAAAAAGAGGGTCATCCTCAGACAGAGGCTGCGAAGGCCGAGCGCAATCGTCTACAGGCTCAGCTTGTTGAAACTCTTCAGTCGATGGTGCCAGACGAAAACAACATGGCGATTCCTGATATGTCTTTTTATGACGAATTCGACACGTCATACACTAAGGGGTGGTGAGAATGTCCAAAATAACTATTGATAAAAATATCGGCGGCGGTGGACGTCTTTCCTATTCGAAAGAAGAGTTCGATAAGCTTCCGCCGAAAGAGAGGCAAAACGTCGCTTCTCAATTGATAAGTCAAAACCCGAACACCTTACCAGGCTGGGCTCAGCTAGAAGTGCGCCGCAGTCAGGGTCTAGACGTTGGAACTGATCAAGCTTCAAATGCTCGGATTGCAGAGCTTGAGGCTCAGCAAGCTGAAGCGAAGAAGCTTCAGTCGATGGGTGTAAACCCAGACGGTTCGCCGATTCGTCCTGGTTGGGATTCTCAGCTTGGACCAGACGGACTTCTTAAGGATAATTACCGTCTGACTGATCGTGGTCCGGTTCAAGTTGACCAGCGTGGTATTGGTGCGATCAGAGAACGCGCGCTTAGCCAAGGCCCATCGGCTTGGGCTAAGATGATGACTGATAAGCAAAAGCTCGAAGAGCAAGGTGCAAGAGATCAAGCGGCACAATCTGCTCAAGGTCAAAACGCTCAGGCGTACAATGATCTTTCTATGCGCGGTGGAGTTTCGGGTGGTGCGAGAAACCGCATTGCTATGATGAACTCTCGGAACTCCATGATGGCGGGACAGAATGTCGCAAGACAAGGGATGCTCGACCGCGCCAACATCGGCGTGCAGGATGAGACCCAGCGTCTTGGCCTTTTGAATAACCTTGCAGGGCTTGATTTCCAGCAAGCTGGTTTGGATGAAAGAAACCGCGCTTACTCGACTGATATTCAGGGTCGAAACATCAACGCAGCTCTTTCTGAGCTCGATAAAAAGCGTATGCAGGACATGAACGTTTACTCTGAGCAAATGAAGAAATGGGCCGCTGGAAAATCCGCCGATGCTCAAGCTGCGGCGGGGAGTGGTGGAAAGAAGTGACGGTACTTTGCTTAAAGCCAGAAGAGTGGGAATCAATGAAGCGTGAAGCTCATTTAATTTCATTTAACGAGACTGGGTCTGGTGCGGCTCATGCGATTGATTTTGCTCTACTTGCGGTGGATGAGAAAAAACCACTTGCTTACATGACTTGTAGAGAGAGCGATCCAGACACGGTCTACGTTTCTCATGGTGGAGCTATGCCTGAGACGATCGGTACTGCGAATTCTTACCGTGCGTATCAGGCGATGCTAGATCGTCTTGGTGTAGCCTACAAAAGAGCTTCAACGCTGATCGAGAATACCAATACGCCAATGCTTCGCATGGCGATGAAGGCTGGTTGGTTGATTAGTGGCGTGAGGCTTTTTGAGGGCCAGGTATTTGTTGAACATCAATTGAATTTCACTGGGGGTTTATAATGGCTTTTTGGATGTTACCTGCGGCGATGGCGGGAATAAATGCGATCAAGGGTTCACAGCAAAGAGATGCGGCTCGTGATTACAATAAGCATCAAGCGGAAGTGACTCGTTACTCGCCTTGGACTGGAATGACTGGTCAAACAAAGCAAGTTACTGGTGGGCTTCTCACTGACGCCGCTGGTGGAGCGATGCAAGGTGCTATGATGGGTCAAGCATTTGGTGTTGGAGGCGGGGCTCCTGATGCTGGTACGAGTGCTGTGGTTTCTCCTGAGTATTCGACTGATATGATGCAGTCACCTTGGAATTACATGAAGCGTAAAGACGCTCTCCAGGGTGGAATGTCGATGATGAACGCCTAAGAGGAGGCTTAATGTCTAACTTCAAAATGACTCCCATGCCTATGAATCAAAGTATTTGGGACATGATGA